GGCAATCCAACGTTGCAACATTTCATGCTCCTACTTGAGTTCTTATCTTACTATGATCATACGTAGACCTTGCTGCCGCATAGCCCTCTTTCCAGGCTTCAAGTTTCCCCAATTTTACAGCATGGTCTGTTAAATCCCTTGTGTGCTCATCAAGTTGAAAATCATGCTCTGTTAAATGCTTATCATGATTATTTTGATTTGAATATAGCACGCCAGCAAAGAAAAAACAAGTGATTATACTGACAATCGTTGGTCCCCAAGCTGCCCAATCCATACACTCTCCCTAAGCGGCTGCTGAAGCTACCCGGCGCCGGTATTGTGCCATCTGCTTCGACATAAATCCATCAATCTTCTCTTTAGACACTGTGTCAAACTTCCAAATCTGAGGCCCGTAGCTCAGCACATCAAGAAGATCAATCAGCCCTTTTCGTTGGCCATATTGCTCTGCTTCTTCTTTGATTTCAGTACAGTTATTAGAATCTAGCCATAACTCATGACGTTCTACTATGGGAATGAAATTCTCAATACGTTCTGCTTTGGCATTAACGTTTTGTGGAGTTTTAAGAGGCAAAAACTGAATCCCGGCAAGTTCAGGACGAGATTTCTTGTGTTCTTCTACGAAGTAGTTCAGATGATAAAGCAGGTATTTCTGCGCCGCAACAGCTTCTACATAGACGACGCGGAGTTTCCACTTGACAGCGTAGAAGAAGAGCCGCTCTACAAACTGATCTATAGGAACTGCCTTGGCCCACTGGTCTAACAAATACACTCTACGTGGTTCCTTTGTGACTCCAGTAACTACTATAGCATGACGGCATCGACCATCTTTCCCGACTTCTTGACCCATGTGTGAGCCACCATGATTAGGGTCAACAATCATATACCGATCAAGATTACGTGGGAACACATCTTTTTCTACATCTCCAGCAGCAACGTGATGACGAATTGTGATTCTATATTGCTGCGGCATAGAAATCTCAAAAAGCCTATTGATGCTCTGAGACTCCTTTGGAATAGCTAACGCTCCCGTAACCCGCTCAAAATTGAAGTAACGAAAGTCTGCCATGTTGAATTTGGCTTTGCTAGGATCAATAGGATAATTAAGGAATTGACAACTAAAATGATAGCTGCCAAGACGCCGCTTCCAACGGAGAAGTTTCTCACGTGTAAAAGCCTCTGGAAAGATTGGCTCGCCGAAAGGATGCAGAGAACAACAGCCACCGAGAGCTGAATGAGTAGTCCAGTTAAAATAAGGCTCTTCCTGACGTATGTGTGAGTTAAGATCATCGTGTGACCACCTGTTACCTACTACGATTTCATCAAAGTCTCTACCTGGATTATTGGGGTCGCTGTCTGTAGCGCCGACCAGAATCTGGTGATAATCAATAGTATCAGCCATGACGATAGACGATTTCCGAGCTTCTCTGCCCACAAGATCATCTTGTACAACAACATTATAATGCCGTGATTGTAAGGCTGCTCCAACTCCAATAAAATCAAACGTGCCTTCGCCCTGTCCACGGCCTGTCGGTGTGCGTCTTTGATGTAGGGATTCATTCGTCCACGTCTCTTTCTCAGTTGGCATTATCTCTGGAAATAAGTGCCTGAAGAACCCATTATTCTCATAATGGTTCGAGATTCTAATGCCAAGTTTAATAGCGTTCTTGATTGTCTCTGATACAAGAAGGATGCGTATATCTTGGGAGTGTGTTCGACGCATCCACTCAATATAGAGATCAGAGTATCCAACTGAACTAAAGAAATCTTCTTCCCGTTTGCCAAAAGATAATGCTCGCCAGATCGGAAAGCACTCAGAGTACACTGTGGAATTGTGAGTTGGAACATATGCTTCTCCTGCTAGATACAACTGCGTTTTTGAAGCTACGGAAATACACTTTACTTTAACTGCTACAGGAGATAACTTCTGAATGTTAGTAATAAATCTAAAGTCATCTCGTTTTCTATTCCTGCATCTGTCTTGCTTTCGAGGCAAGTAAAAAGGAACTCTCGAATTTGGATAGAATGTCAAAACATACGCAAGTTTCTTTATGTTGCCATCTTCTTTCTTGCCAATATAAGATTGATACTGACTGATAACACTTGGTTTCATTCCAAGAGAAGCGATTAGAGTGCGGATGTTTTCCATCAATTCCAAATTAGTATTTGTAAAAGAGCACTGACCTTCTTTTGATACAGAACCATCTGTATCCATCAAACCACAAAGAAGATCCCAACGCTGTTCTTCTGCCCCTTGGAGATAAATAGAAGGAATGTGCTTGTCATTCGTTACACCAAGTTTATTAAGCTCAGTGCAGAAGTTACCGACAAAACCATACCTATACTTAGCTGCTTGAATTGTGACCTTAATCCCAACCTCTCGAAGCACTGAGATTATATCAGGATCAGCACAAGTAAAAGAGGCGTTCGCAGAAGTTCCATCTCCAAGCCAGCATCCTAAAGCGTATGGATGAATAACTAAAAGTTTCTCACTATATTGAACAGGTTTAGCTACTGCAATCCTATACCTATGTTCATAGTGAGTAACTCCTGTAAGTGCGTCAATACGCTCGGCTTTGATATAAGTACCATACATCTCTTCAGTCGTGAGAACAGAATCTCCATGATAGTACGTCTCATTCGCCAGTCTGACAGTATCATCCACTGTCCAGAGATGACCAGCATCACAAATAAGCTGATCTCCAGTGGAGAAGGTTATCCCATAACTATCAGCACTATCTTCGATCTCACTCTCACCAGTAACTTCGACTGGCTCGCCACTCTCACCAAATACATAATCTCCAACATGGATTTCGTACATCCTCTTAAAACCTGTTGGAGTAGGAATCCTAGTCTCTATACTCAAAGCCTTGAAATGGTCACGTGGAATCTCAATTCCTTCTTTAAGGCCGTCCTTCATAACGGTCAAGCACATTTGATAGTGTAAGTTTGCAGCTTTATCAGGATTCTTGGAAAATCTGTTCTTGCCCATTACTATGGTAGAAAAATAGTATAAGTCCATTAAAGAATTTGCTCTATAGATTTGTTTCTTAGCTACAGAATCTTTTGCCACATCGGTAGGAATAAGATTATAACCTAATACAGTAGACCGCGGCACGAAAGTATCTCCGGTCTCTCCTACTTCAAGAGACCGGAGTACATCTCGCACCGCTTGGTCTAGTTCACGTTGGCTCAATGAAACCTTCTAGGCTACAGTAGAAACTGGAACCATCCGAAGTTCTTCTACTTCTTCGGCGATGCCGTTTGTGATAGTCGATGCGGGAATGAACAGAGGCTTTTTCAAACATTGAATCTGAAGAGTCTCAGATGCAGCATCGTACAAGTAAGTAAATGTGAAGGAACCATGCTCTACTGTTCCTGAGTTTCCATCGATTACTACTCCAGTAGTCAACTTAATCTTATCGATAAAAGTTCCGTACATTGCTGGAGTAAAGGCGGTGAAGGTCTGATTCTGTAAAGCCATTCTTTGATCTCCTTAAAGAATGTTACTGGTAGAGGCTGCTGTAGCGGCGGAGGTTGTCGGGGTAGCTGTAATCGGCGCTGGAATAGCATTCAACGAAGCTACAGCCGCGTTGACCCAAGCAGTGACAGTCGCGATTGTGGGTGTCGGCATGTTATTCTGAGCCGCATAGGTCTGGAAAGTAGGCAGAATAGCCGCTACAACCATAGAAAGTTTCTGTGCGCCAGTGCCAGACTGTGCGCCGGCAGCAAGCGCAGCGTTTTCTGCATTGACAACTTCATTCACTGTGGCATCATAAAGACCAGAAATACCTGGGAAAGCAATTGCTATTCCTGGTTCAGCCACCTCTGCCGCCTTGGTTGCAACTCCAAAGAACACCTTAAAACCATGTCCAACATCATCGAGAATCGATTTGAAACTTGCCATTGCACTGCTCCTTATACTACGGTTATGGTATGTCAGTTGTCATACACTCAGCCCAGTACATCCACTCAAAACACCGAGGACCGAAAATTGGGCTGAATACGTCTCTCATGTTAGTTCACTGTCCCATCTGTAGGAATCAATTCCAGCAACTCAGCACCTTCGGCGGCAGAAAGCACAACCTGCTCCAAAGTATCAAGTGCTTTTTGCTGATCTACAGCGCTCAGAGTGTGCGAGTTTGAAAACTCTGCATTCGCATCTTGTGCTAACTTCGAGTGCATAGAACTTGACGCCGGTGCAGCTACGGCGCGTATAGCTTGGATGATGCTACGAGACTCAGCATCTTTAGTTTCAAAGTCAAATGAATCTAGTGG